AATTATTTTTACGTTCGTAGAAATAGGCAGTATCTTTATTCAAGTCAAAGGTTAGAAGATGCGCAAGACTTTGTAATTAGATATGCTGAAAAGAATAACATTAAAAACATTTACAAATGATTACGGGGTTTGAAGAACACACCAGCGAATTAACAGCTGAAGAAATGGAAATACTAAATATAGTAATTCACGGGTTTAGACAGTACAAGAAAAACAATCCGATAAAAAGCGAATTAATAGTAACACGGATGAATCAGTATCTACAAAACAACGGATACAAAATCAAAATGACTGGCGTACGTTTACGCAAAATGGTTAATTACATACGTTCAAATGGCTTAATTCCTTTAATAGCTAACTCACAGGGATATTTTACGACTGATTGTAAACTTACTATCCAGCAACAAATTATAAGCCTGCAGGAACGAGCTAACTCGATTGAACGCTGCGCACAAGGTTTAAAGAAATTTTTGTAGTTTTTTTTTAAAAGCTATTGTTATATTAAAAATTAATATTAAATTTGTAAAAATTAAACAAAGTTATATGAAACATTTATTAAAAAGTCTGGCAGCGTTCCAGCAAGAAGTGAAAGTAATTCACAAAGCAACGCAAGGTTTTGGTTATACCTATGCTGATTTACCAAAGATTTTTGAAGAAATTAACCCGTTACTACAAAAACACGGATTAGGATTTACGCAACTAATAAACACTAAAGATGGTGTTAACTATTTAGCTACGGTAGTATTTCATGTAGAAAGCGGTGAACAAATAGAAAGTAACTGCATGATTCCGTATGTACAACTAAAAGGAATGAATGACTTTCAAAGTTTCGGTTCGGGCGTTACGTATTTTCGTAGATATTGTTTGAGTTCAATTTTAGGTTTAGTAACCGATAAAGATACGGACGCTTCAGGAGAACAAGAAAAACCTAAAAAAGAAACGTTAGATAACAAAAGATTTACCGATGCCTTGAAAGCAATTAACGAAGGTAAAATTACTATTGAAAAGTTAAAAGAAAAATTTCAATTAAGTGAAGCACAAGAAAAAGCCTTGTTATTATGAAAGTACGTTGTTCACAAATCGGCAAAATAATGACGAACCCCCGTACAAAGGGGGAACGTCTTTCTCAAACTACTAAAAGCTACATTTTAGAATTAGCAATACAAGAAAAATACGGAATACACAAAGAGTTCTGGAGTAGATACACGGACAAAGGAAACGAAGTAGAACCCGAAGCGATTAAATTAACTGAAAGTGTTTTAGACGTAGGCTTTATTTACAAGAATGAAGAACAGTTTGAGAATGACTGGGTAACAGGTAAACCTGATGTAAACACGGACGTACTAATAGATGTTAAAAGTTCTTGGGATGCGTTTACGTTTTTTGACAAGGTAATAGAAAACGAACTAAATAACAAAGATTATTACTACCAACTTCAAGGTTATATGTGGCTAACTGACAAACAAGAGGCTTTATTGTGTTATTGTTTAATCGATACGCCTTTGCAAATAGTAGAAGACGAAATAAGAAGGGAGCATTGGAAACAAAACTTAATAAGTGAAAGTTCCGATTTAAGAGAGTTTGTAGAAGATAAGCATACATTCGGACATATACCTATGGAAAAGCGCGTTAAAACGCACGTAGTAAAGCGAGACGATGAAGTAATCGAAGCTATTAAAACACGAATTGAAGAATGTAGAGAATATTATAACAACTTAATTCAATTAATATGATAGATTTAGCAGAATTTTTTGAAAGCGTTATTGATAAATACGGAGAATCAAGGGCTAAAATGATTGAATATAAATTAAAATATGAATCTTTAGAAAGTAAAGTTCAAGTTTTAGAAAATCAATTAACAAGTGCAAAGGCTCAAATTCAACTATTAAATGAAACAATAAGCGAATACGAGTGCGAAAAATTTAAAGATTAATGTTATGAACCCAGAAGTAAACCAAGAAATACAAGACTTAAAAAAAGAACTAAAAGAATTAAACCAATTAGTAAAAGCCTTATTAACTGTAACAGATGAAGGCGGTACTGTAAATACTGATTCTTTAGTAATTAAAATGTTAAAAGTAAAAATAAATAAAAAGTAAAATGGAAAAAAGAGACAACAGCGGAGCGTTATTTACAAACGACAAAAAGACGAAAGAAACGCACCCCGATATGAATGGTAAAATAACAATTTTAGGACGTGAATTTTACATTAGCGCTTGGAAAAAACAAAGCAACAACGGTAAAAACTATTTAAGCTTGTCAGTTAAACCAGCTGAAGAACAACAAGCGAAGCCACAAAGCAACGATATATCCGATTTTTTAAATGATTTTTAAATGAAAGCAAGTAAAATAATAGCAAATAGCGATGAGTTAACACGTAAAATGTTACGGGAGTACCTACAAAAACACGAACTATCATTGAATGCTTTTTGTTTGGATGCTAAATTGCACCAGTCAAATATTCACACGTTTTTAAACGGCAAGTCTTTAACAAGTAAAACGATCCAGCGTTTAGCGAAATACCTAAATGAAAAAGGAATGTAATTAATAAAAAACAAATATATGTTTAATTTAACAACAGCACCAATGGCGAACAATAGTAACCACGTGCAAACAAGAAAAGAAGTAAACAAGGTTTACAAAACAAATGATTTATCAATCTTCAAACAGATTGACGGTAACAGAGTTCCGAATTTACAACACGTTAAGCGATTAGCTGATTCTATTCGTGTTTATGGAATGAAGTGTAATCCGATTTTAGTTAATGAACGAATGGAAGTAATAGACGGACAGCATCGTTTAATGGCTGCCAAAGAAGCTGAATCGTTTGTTTATTATATTATTGTAGATGGATATGCATTAAATGAAGTTCACACATTAAATCTTAATCAAAAGAATTGGAGTAAAAAAGATTTTATGGATGGATACGCTAATATGGGAGTGGAATCTTATATTAAGTTGCGTGATTTTGTAAATAAAAATGATGATTATGTTTTTAGTGATTGTATTGCATTATGTCAAAACACTGGAAGTGGCTCATCAAGAAGTTTAGCAGTACAAACATCTGCAGGTGTAAAATTAGGTTTAAATGCTCAAATATTTGAACAAGGCACGTGGAGATGTGGAGATATTGATATAGCGCAAGATATGGCAAATAAAATACGAATGATTAAACCTTATTACTCTAACTATAATCGTTCAAGCTTTGTTCAAACAATGATGGGTTTACTTCAAAAAGAAACATTTGATTTTAATGATTTTATGCACAAAATAAGATTACAACCAACAGCTATGGTTGATTGTGCTAATCGTGAACAGTATAAAACTCTTATTGAAGATATTTATAACTATAAAAGCAGAAATAAAGTAAGTCTTCGTTATTAATGTAACTCAGGCTCTGGTAAACCTAAAGAAGTGCGGAACGTAAAAAATTCCGCATTTTTTTTTATAAAAGTGTTGTTTATTTAAAAAGTTATATTAATTTTGAAGAAATAATTAAAACAAAGCACTATGAAAACACGTAATTGGAAAATTGAAGCAGTAGATTTTTACAACCGTAAAGGATATTTTGATATTAACTTAGGTAGGTTTGGCTCAATGGAGTTTCAATTTGAAGTAGAATTTACAAGAGATGGAAACGAAGTAGAAGATTTACAGGTTTATATTACCCGTTATGATTTATATGACCACGAAGGTAGTTACGTAAAACACGGAATATTAAACAACCGTAATTCAAAACTAATTTGCGAAACATTAGAGGAATTAATTTACGAAGACCCAACTGAATTTGGTTTTGAGTACGAAGATGAAGCTGAAGAAATTTTACACTACCAAGAATTAATGCGCGACGATAGATAATTAAAAAAAAAGTATAACTTTGTAAAGTGAGATACATTTTACTACTACCGTTTTTGATAACCCTATTTATTTTAGATAGGGTTTTTCTTGTTTTGGTATATTGGAAAAGTGCGCATAAATTTGAAAGGTGGGTATATAAAGA